CCCCCGATGCAGCTGTGCGTGACCTCCTTCGCCGGAAGGAGGGATTCCAACCAGTTTTTGATCTCACTCCCGACGAGGATCTTGCCGTTCTGCGTCAGCATGGTGGGAACGCGGGTGATCTTATTCTTGTAGCTGGACGGGATGCCCTGCGTGTTGATGTTGTGGTAGTGCACCAGCTGCTTGAGCTGCTGATGTTGTTTGACGTATTCGATGATATCCATGGAAAATTTGCACCTCGGGGAGTAAATCAAGAGTGACATCTACTATGTCGTCAGGTAATATTCGAAAAAAAATTAACGCATACTAGTAATATGAACTATCTCGTCGCGTTTCTCCTGTTGGTCGTCGTCTACGTGCTGACCAACGAGAACGAGAGCTACGGGTTCGCGGGCTACACGACCCCACGCGAGACCCAGCTGATGGACCCGTTCCCTAACATGAACGGGTTCCAAGAGGTCAAGAACGACGCGACCGCCGACCTGATGGAGAGCGTCGTCTTACTGACGAACAAGGAGATTCACAAGCGCACGGGCATATCGAACTACATCATCGAGACGACTTCGATGAAAAAGTTCCAGCACGAGAAGGAACCGGCGAAGGTCTACGAGTGTAGGTTCATGACGGTCAAGAAGAACGGATTTTCTTTCGGCTTCTCCGTCGTGGTGTGGTTCATCGTGCAGGACCAAAAGCCCATCCGACTCATGGCGATCCGGTCGCAACCCATCGGGTTCCAACCCTCGGATCAGCCCACCGAGAAATCCATGGGAAAGGAGTTCCTCGACTACAAGATCGTCAAGGAGAACCACGTCCCGAACAGGGGTGATTTCGACGCGTCCATGTCTAAGTTCAGGGATCCGAACGCGCAGTTCGACAGGGTGTACATTCCCGAACCGCCCCCCGTGCCCCCCGAAGCGAAAGCAAGGTCCGATTTACAGGAGCTGAGCGACGAGGTCGAGTCGGGCGTGAACACCGCGAGGAGTGACACGAACAATTTCTTGCGGGGCCTCGAGAACGACCCGGCGCTGATCAGGGGTCTCAAGACGATCGAACGTGGGTTGGAAACGGCTAAAAATAAATTGCGGTAATGATAGGTATGCTCAGCATCTCAGACGTCACGAAGATCGACGCGCGCAGGAAACAAATCCGAAAGGAGATTTACACCAAGATTTACGAACAGTTCGTCTCCAAGATCAAGCAGGGCGTGGAGTTGGGCTGCAAACAGATATTCCTGACGGTGCCCAGTTTCGTCGTGGGGTACCCGACGTTCGACCGTGGTCAGGCTGCGAAGTACATCGCGCGACAGTTCGCGCGCGGTGGGTTCAGCGTTCAGATGATCACCCCGATCGAACTTTACGTCACGTGGTACGCCCCGAGGAAGAAGAGGGAACGTCGTGAAAAAGAGGACGACGAAGTAGAATTTCCGACGCTGATGAATCTGAAGAAGATGGCGAATAAGTACAGGGGAGACGCGTGAGTTTAAAGGTTTAATAATATGCATCAAGAGTATAAAATGACTGACAACCTCAGTATCCTCACCGATGCGAAGCGCGAGTACATGTGCCAGCTCTGCCTCGTGATGTCCCCCGCCATGATCGAGACGTTCCAGGAACTCTACAACGAATCCATCAAGAACTCCAAGGGTAAGCAGGTTCTCATCATGTTCCAGAAGCTCCTGAAGGAGGTCCCGAACTGGTCCAACGCCATGAGCAAGCGACACGCCGATAACATCACCGACCGCTGTTCTTGGTTCGGCGATCTCCTCGCGGCGGTCTTCGTGGCGTGCACCAAAATCCTCTCGGCGGTTCGCCTCAGGGCGGACAACAAGAAGATCTCGCTCAAGTTGCCAACCGAAGAGGTGTTCATCCAGACCTGCTACAACAACGCCGCGCGTGACCTGTACAAGGATCCCTACATCTTCCATGAGGAGCAGTCCGAGTACGTTCGCGACGATACCCTCACCGCTCGTTTCAGCGTCGTCATCGAGACCACCGTCAAGGAGCTCATCCCCGTGCAGCAGATCTTGCAGACGTACATGTCTCAGGAGACGCGTGATATCTCTCTCGACGGCGACGTCCAGGACAGCGAAGATCCCGACGTCATGGACATGGACGAAGGTGAATTACCCGAGGAGACCGAGGAGACCGCCACCGAACCCACCGCCGAGGGTGAGGAGGAAGGGGTCGCCGAGGATGCTGCTCAGGAGGAGGAGCCGTGCCCGCCACCCGGACCCGAACCCCAGCCCACCGGTCTCGAGAACGAGTTCAAGACCGTGCCCGGTGTGCAAGCCCCCCCTCCACCCGCGCTCGACGAACCTCGACCCGAGGAATATCGACAGCAGCCGGCGGCGCCAGCGCAGGACGAAGGCGTCTTGTTCGGTGACGCTCCAGACAGGCCGAAAAAATATCGTGGTTATAATTAAATATGGAAGGTGACCTGTCCAATTATTTACGCGACCCCGTCTCCGCGGCCCTCATAGCGGCCGGCATCACCGCCGGGTACATTCACGCGAAAGCGTACCTCAACAACGAGGGTAAGCTCGAGCTGAACAAATACACCAAACCCGCGACGCTCAACGCCATCCTCGTGTTTTTCATAGTCTCCGGCGGAATCGGTAAGCGCGAACCCCTCTCGACCGAACCCTTTTAATAAAACTTAAAGACAACCCTTGTACAATAATAAAATGGCCTCCGTTACCGCCTTCAACGAGATGATGAGTCAGTTTCTTGTGGAACTTCATAAGACGTTTCCAGAAGAGAGGGGCATTAAGAAGATGCTCACGTCGTTCGACGTTTTGAAGAGCACGAACCCTCGCATGGTGGTCGACGGGTTCATGAGCGGCGTCTCCCCGTACGCCAGTCAGATCTCCGCCAAGGACGACAAGTTCCTCCTCGAGGAGTGTGGCAATATCGATTTCCTCAAGGATCTCGATCTCGCGTCCTACTGGTCGAAGATGACCGAGAACACGCGCGAGGCCACCTGGCAGTACCTCCAGACCCTATACATGCTCGGCACCACCATCACGGCACTTCCCCCAGACCAGATGGCGCAGATCGAGTCGCTCGCGCAGAGTGTCGCTTCGAAGTTACAGGATGAGGGCGGCGAGCTCAACGAGGACGCACTCATGAAGATGATGGGAAGCATGCTCGGCGGCCTCGGTGGAAAATAACCTGGCTATATACTAAATGAAGGTTTGGTTCGACGACCCACGCCAGCTCGTTGACGAAAAGCAATTTTTGCAGTTTTGGCCGGATAGCAAACAGACCCCAGAGGAGAGGATCAACGCCGCTTCGAGATTTATCGTCTACGCCTCCACGCTCCTGTACGTCATCCGCCGCGACCCCCGCGTCTTCGTCCTGGGGCTCACGATACTGGGTGTGGTGTACGTCCTGTACAAGTCCAAGATGGTGAAGGAGACCTACGCCGCCACGCCGATGGGCGAGCCGACGTGTCAGAAACCCACGATCGACAATCCCATGGCGAACGTGCTCATGACCGATTACGGCAGCGCGCCCAACCGACTCGAGGCGTGCTACTACCCGTCGGTGAAGCCTTACGTGCAGAGGTACAGCAGCGACCGCATCCCGTACGACAGCGGTCGCTCCAGGACTTCGATGCCCCAGTACCTGCGAAACGCGATGGATCGTCAGTTCGTGACCATGCCCGTGTCTAAACTACCAGGAGGTCAACAGACGGAATTCGCGGAGTGGTTGTACGGCCCGAAAAACGGTCCGATGTGCAAGAGCAATTCCAAGTTTTGCAGCCCGAACGCCAGGGGCGCCCAGCTCGGGGCATTTTCGGGGCTCGGCATGGAAGGTGACCGAAGATAGATAAATATCTCATGTAATAGTAACAATGGCGTATCAACTCCAACCCGGTCTCTCCATCGTCGAAAACAGCGGTGCTCTCCCCCCCGTGAACGCGACTGATGAGGTTTTTGTCTATCCTCAGCCCAGTGGGCTCAACTGCGGCGGGTGCAGGCCCAACACCATGCTCTACGGCACCGCGCCGTACAAGGCTGGCAAGGGCGCTCCCGCGCAGTACGTCGACGTGAGCGATCGTCTCCGTCCTCAGAGCACGTCCCGCTTCAACAAACACCTCGTCGAGACGTACGATCGTAACTACTTCCCCCTGAACAACGTGGAGTGCAAGCTCCCTATTCGGTCGATCTCGTACGAGCCGGCCAGCACCCGCGCGGAACTTCAGAACGATCTTTTTCAGCAAAGGTACCTCAATAAAAATGTTAATAGAAAGTAAGAATGGCTGATCCCATCTCGCTTATGGCAGTGGCCGGCCTCGTGTACGCGGGTCGTAACTTGAGCACGAATTCAAAACCACCTGAAGTTACTACCGAACCTGTATTCATGAAGAAACCCCTCGTCGTCGAGGAGGATAATTTCGAACCCCCCGTGGATGTCGAGCACAAGAGGGAGATGGCCAATTTCGGCGACATCGTCAACCAGTCTCGGTCCAGCGGTCAAGAGATGTCCGGCATGCGAAACCGGATGTACGATCACGGTCGCATGAACAACCTGAGTCCGATCGAACAGGAACTCGTGGGCCCCGGTCTGGGCGTGGGTCCGAACGTTCCCGCGGCGGGTGGGTTTCAGCAGATGCTCCGAGTGAACCCCGTCAACGTCGGCGAGTACAAGCTCACCACGCTTCCAGGGCGAACCGGTCCCGCCGCCGACCAGACCGGTGGTAGGTCGGCGGTCGTCGGTCAGCTCACGCACAACAAACCTGCGACCACCGCGCATCTTCCCTCGCGCCTTCCCGCCATGCCCGGCCGCGCGCAGGGTATGACCGGCGTCGTCCC